ACGAAGTGTGTCGACATTCATTCTTTTGGAATATGCCATATAATACCTCTAATTTTAATGGACCTCTCTTTTGTACTGCGATTTTGGCAGGCCCTGTTGTATGAAGTTAATTAATATGGTTCACTTGTAAATCTTTATTTGTATACTTGCAAAGAAAAAAATAATTGAATGACTAGACAAAAATAAAAATGTTTGTTAAATATCTTAGCAGACAAACAAACTAACTGCCAATGTGATCACATAAACCATTTAAAATAAAGGACTTTGTCATGACTGAGAAAGAGTCTAAAAAAGATGTAACTTCTGAAAAAAAGGTTTTCGGTGAAGCACGAGGAAAATACTCGTTAATCGATAGCACTAAAGTTTATTCTTTTGAATTTCCGCTATCTTGTTCTTTACCGGAAAATTACGCCGCAATAAGCTATCTGAGAAATGAAATATTTAAAGCTATGGAAGAACAAAAAAAGAAAGAAGATCAAGAAAATAAAGAAAAGACTACATTTTCTGACAAAGTCGAAGAAGTAGATAAAGATTGTAAAAAGTTAAAGCCATAACTTCCATTTTTCTACTCCCTTTCATTCAAGCTTCGGCAGAGCCTTAATGACATGCCAATGAAGCCGAAACAAAAAGGCCCCAAAATCCAGGGGCCTTTTTCTTTATTCAGTCTTGCTTTGATTAAATGATTAACCTATTTGATATCCACAAGCCATGCTTACTAAATTTATAGCACCAGGGTTTGTAGCACCATGTAAGAAGTAAATGCAAGGCATAATCACATCAGTATTATCAAAAGTAAATGCTCTAGGTGTGCTAGGGGCAGCTCCATCAATAGTTGCTGTTACAACACCAGCGGTCGTGACGTTCACACGAAGAGTGTGTGTTTGACCGTCTGTCCACGCATCTGTTGTATTAGTGTAAGTAACACCACCAGTATTCAACTGATCAGCAATTGTTATTACTGCTGTAGTTTGAGATTCCTCTACTCCAATTAAGTAAAAATCTGTGTAATTGGTAAAAGCTGCTTGATAAGCTTCCTGTTTCCTAAAGCCAATATAAACAGGATCTGCTCCAGTTACATCAGCTATAGTAAACTCAACTTCAAAAAAGAAATCATTAGATGTGCCAATAGTAAAGGCATGTTTGTTAGTAGCTAAAAATCCCCATGAATATTCAGCTCCTTCATTATTGGTTAAGTCTAGAGAAACTAAAAGACCATTCGCATCCATTACAGGAGCAATAATAGTTTGGCCAGCACCTAAAATATGCTGTTCCATTATCTCGCCTTGTTGAAGAACCATCAAGTTTTCATCACCTGTAGCACCAGTAGGAACGCCACCGGTATTAGCTTTGGTAGCCATCACAGGAGCTGAATTGAATGTTATATTAGTATTTGTATAATTAACATTCCTAGCAGTCAAATCTCCTAACGAATTAACACTAGCTACTTCATTTGTAGCTCCAGAATCCATCCAAATAAATGAATTAGCTCCGACAGCATCGCCTAATACAAATGTAAAGTCATCTCCACCAACTGCATTAAATGTAACACCTGCTGCTGCAGAAACTATTGTTGATGAGTTTTGAAATCTTATGTCAGCTGTAGTTAAGCCAGAAGTTGCTCCTGCTAAGTCTAAGCCATAAAGCCAATCAGGTATTGCTACGCTTCCTTGTACCACTCCAAATGCAGCTTGACCAGCAGTACCAGCGCCAGCGCCAGCATCAAGTCTAGTTACTGCTACACCATATGCTTTACCATTAAATGGAGTATTGTATTCCACCACAGAACCAACACCAGCACAAATACCTGCAGGTACAGCAGCACCATCAACAGAATCTAAATAACCTTTAACTCCAAAGGCATACACTGCTGGAGCATCAGCTATATCTGTTTCTAAAAGGTTTAAGTGGCCTTCTACACCTGAGGCCGTAGAAGCTATTACCGAACCATCTGCTTGCTGGCATATACCCATTACACCAGTAACTTGTAAAACATTAGAAGCTGCGATAGGTTCAATGTAACCATTAACAGCTTCTACAACGCTATTTCCATCACCTGCTGAAATCTGCATGTCACCATAAATAGCTTTTCTTGATGAAATACCTGAAGCAGTATCATCATCAGCAAATGCCTGAATTAATGAAAGATTTGTAGTCCATTGAGAAATGCGAGCAAGATTTGTTCCAGCTTCAAAATTTGGAAAAACACATTGACCTAATGAATTAATGCTACCTACGTCCGCAGGAGTAGAAGATGTAAAGGTAATTAAATTAGCACCTGCCGCATCGCCCATAGTAAGATCCATATCCTGACCAGCAGGAGCGGTTAAAGTCATATCTGTACCCGCTGCTGCTGTATAATTTGGAGCAAGTACTGTCCCCAATGAATCAATAGTCACTAAGTTTGCAGGTGTGCTCGATTGTATAATCAAATAATTAGCACCAGCTGCATCTCCTAATGTAATGTATGCGTCTTGTCCGGCAGTAGATCTAATTTCCCCATCAGTTGCAGCAGGAAATAAATAAAGAGGACTAGTCACAGATGTGGCAAGGGCGATTGCCGCATCTAAATTAAACGTAACAGTATTTAATCCTCCAACTGTAGTGATATTAGTTCCACCAGTCATCGTTATCGCATGTGCAGCGCTAGGCACAACTGGTGAAGTTCCTCCATCTGGAAGTAGTCTATCCAACATTACAGTTCCTGTAGACGATACCGCCCATGTCGCAGCTCCCCCTGCAGTCTGAGTCATTACATAAACGTCGTCATTGGGTACATCTACCCAAAGAGTTCCGGCTTCATAGCCTGTGTCTCCAGCAAGAGGCGCCCTCTGAGCAATCACTGGAGCTGGAGGCAAATCTGCCAATGGATCAGTTAAGCCATAAGCTTTACTTGGTACTTTAGCCATTTTTCTTCCTTGTGTTATATTTGTTATTTATGTTATGTTTGTGTTATAACAAACGAATTAAATTAAAAGTTAACATATGATAAGTAAAAAAAATACTAAAAACAAAGAAGTTAAAAGAATTGTTTTTGAGATACCTGCTGAAAAACATAGAGAAATAAAAATGACTGCAGCTTCTTTAAACACAACAATTAAAGATTTTATTGACACTTCCTTAGAGTTAAGGATAAAAAATGAAAGGAAAAAGTTAAATGAACAAGACAATGGATAAAACCTTGTTTACAATAGCTACTTTGGCTATTTGTTCAATAGGAACTTATGCCTTTGCTAAAATATATATTGGACACATCCACATGCATCCACCTACAGAACATGATATTAAAAAAATTAGAAAAGAAGTCGGCCTAAAGGATAACGAAAAATCAAAAATGATAAGACAGCCTAAAAAAGAAAAGAAATTCGAGCATCCTAAAAAGTTTAGACCGCATATTAATTAAGGAGTAAATTATGAAAATCAAATTAATTCAAAGAATTTTAACAATATCTATTGTTGCATTTTTAGTCATGTTTGCTGAGTTAAATTTATCTTTCTCAACAAATAAGACAGAAAAAACAATACATACACTTATAACGAAACCTTTCGAATCTGCATATTTTATTGGATACAAAGTTGGATATGATTTCATTAAAGAAATAAAACATTTCTAAGGTTGTGAATTTATGGGTTTAACAGTATGGACATGGATCTTTGGGTTAGTCATTGGTCTGTGGTATTTATGGGAAAGCGGCTATGAAGATTAACCGCTTCTCATTCTTTTTGACGCTTCTTCTCTATATTTAGCTGGTATTTTCTCTCGAAGTTCAATTATTTTTTTAGTATCACCACTTTTTAAGGCTTCTTTAAATCTTTTTATATCTATTTCTTTTTTTGCAGTTCTTATTGTAGGAGAAACGAGTGTTCTAAATAACAAAGATACTAATCTTTGAGAATAACCTCTTCCAAGACCTAAAGATAAATAAGTATATCCATATGGTAACTTTCTTCCTGCAACAGCTTCAACTGTAGATAAAATTAAGTTTCCAAGTATCGATCTTCCAATAGGTGTATCAACGAGGCTTTTTGCTTTAGATTTCTTAAATTCATTCAAAAAGTCTTTTACGTCTTTTTTAATTCTTTCCATTTGTCGTTTAGAATACGAAGCTTTTGATTCATCAGCTACTTTTTTCGTTTTTTTGATTTCTTCAAGGTTTTTTGAGAATTTGTCTGTTTGATTCTTAGCGGTTACTATAGATTCTTTAGATTGACCAGAACTTTTAGCTAATATTTCTAAGTTTTCTGGATTTGGATTTTTGATAAAAGTATTTGTCGCTTCTGTAATTTTACCTTTAGCTAATTTTGTAACTTGAGGTTTTTCTATTTGTTTGGCCTTTTTTAACATATTAGAAATCTTTTGCTGCTGCTCAATCTGTCTTAACTTCTGTGTCCTTTCATGGAAGAATCTATTAGCTTTGACATTATCAAGCATCTTTTTAAGAGCGTCTCTTTCTCTTTTTAGCGTCATCAATTCTGGAATACTTCTTCTCTTTGTAGCACTTGCTATCTCGTTTGTCATTTCGTTTAATCTTTTACTATACATATCTTCATATGTTTTCATTATTTTCTGATGAAGATCATCTACTGCTTTTCCTGGAATAGCTTTCTTATCTACTAGTTTTTTAAATTCACTAACTCGTTGAGAATTGTAGTCAGATTTAGAGAGTGCTATTGGTTTAGTAGCATCATTGGCTTGATCTCTTAGCTTGTCTAAGCGTTTTAAAGCCGCCTCTTCGAGTTCTTTAGTCGTAGCCTTAACTTTACCTGTCTTAGCTAAAGATAATGCTTTATCGAGCTCTTCTTGAGCTTTTCTAAGCTCCATTTTATTAAACTCTAGCATAGATTCTGCTTGGCTCTTTCTAAATCCGCTAAGTTTTGATACTTCATTTTCTAATGCCTTCACACTTGCAGATTGCTTTTGAACTAAATTCCTAAGAGGTTCAACTTCCCTTGCTGCCAATGCCATTCTATTTTCTTCTTTAGCAAGAGTTTCTGCCCTTTTAATTTTTAATGATTGATTTAGTCTTTTGGCAGCGTCAGCTTCTATTTCTTTTGCAAATTTTGGAAAATTCTTTAATTGTTCTTCTCTTAATGCAATCTCTTCAGGTGTTTTAAACAATTTTGAAGCAGCAGCCTTTTCAACACGAGTTGCTTCAGCTGATTTTGGAATAACTGATGGTTTTATTGCTTTCGTAGCTACCTCTTCTGCTTCTTTTGCTACTCTAGGTTTAATAAGCTTCTCTATCGATTTTTCAGCCCTACCTGCTTCTCCTGCAGGAGTAAAAGCCAATGCTATATCTGGAAGCAATGAACCAGCAAGCCTAAGCTGTTCTGTAGCGGCTATTTGCTCTGGCGTAAGTTTCTCTTTGCTTATTCCAATTAAATCAGATAGCTCAGGTAATTGCTGTGGTGCAAATTGTTCCATTAAAGCTTGAATAGGATTAGTGGCTTTTTGAAAAGGCTCTAATGAGCTAATTAATCCAGCTAAAATTTCTCGTGGAATCGCTTTTGGTTTTTCTTCTAATGTTTCAACAGGTCTTTCTTCTGCTTTTCCTCTCAATAAATCTAATAATCCGCCTTTTAATGTTGAGAATCTTTTCTTATCCTCTTCAACTTCTGGCGGTTGCATAGATTTCAAAAAAGCATCATTAAACGCTGAAGCAGGATCCAAACCTCCCTCATAATTTTTTATGGCTTCTTCTTGTATTTCTCTTCTTTTTTCAGGAGTTAAAACATCTAGTTGTTCTTTAGTAAAATATTGTTTTGCAAATCTATCGAATAGTAATGGACTCTGTTCTTTAAATTTATTTACTTCCTCTTGTCTCTTTTGTAGCAAAGCACCTCTATTTAATATTGCAGACAAGAGCATAGGAGTAGCTTGTTGTATTCCTGATTGAATCCCTCCACCTAAACCACGACCTAAAATTTCTAACAAGCTAGCTTTTGGTATTGGTACTGATTCTGGTAACGTAATGCTCATATCATCCTCCTATAAGCCTAATTTTCTAGCAAGCCAACCAAGTCCCAAAAATCCACCACCTTGACCTAAACCAGATCCTATTCCACCAATTAATGGTGATAAAAATCCTTCAGTTCCTGGAAGTTGAGCCCATTCAAATGGTTTAGCTCCAAGACCCATTCCAAGCAAATTACTTAATTGTCCTAATCCTTGCATTTGCAGCCCTCCTCTCAAAGCACCCAATTGTTCTGAAAGACCAGCTCCTGCTTCTCCTAATGCTTGTTTGAACGCAGACGACTGTTGTGCTCCAGCACCCATTCCAGTAAATCTCTCTGCTATTCCAGGTATAGTTTGTTCATAAAATTGTCGCATTAATGGTTTTTCGAAGGCTTCGGTTCCACCACCTAAAAGATTTAATAAATTACCTAATCCAGCCTGTGTAGGTCCTCTAAGACCACCTAATAATTGAGTTAACAATTGTTGCTGCTCTGGTGCCATTGTTGGAAGTGCTTTATATTCTCCAGGCTTACCAAATAACATTTCTTGAAGACCCATATCTATCTCCTCTTTTTGTAATTAATTCATAGTAAAAGCTTTTTTTGAAATAGGTGCAAGCAAAGAAATATCAATTTACAACTTACTGCTTTATATACTCTAAAATAACATAAGAGGCTGTAAAAGCATTCAGATTAACTGCTGTCGTTATATTAACATTAGCTGCAGTAACATCAAGCTGAACTTGAAAGGCAGCTCCTGCATTCGGCATCGGTATCCACCTAGGCACGGCAGGATCTAAAGCCCATCCATATATTCTAGTAAACCACCAAGTATTAGCAACTCCAGCAATACCATGTGCTACAGCAGAAAGACCTGCATTGGGTAGCATCCCTGTCGCTATAACCTTCCTGTATACATTCCTTTTAACTTGAGGTGTTGCACCAAAATATTGCTGGTTTATTAACTGTTCTACTTCTTCGTAACTTCCAGTATCTTTTCTGTTTATCATCTTAGAATGATCCTCAAGGATGCCTTTTAAAAGGCCTCGAAGTTCTTGTGGATCTTCTATTAGATCAATGTCTTCAGGAAGGTAATTTCCAAGTGAAAAGGTTGGAAGAAAACTCATCTAAGCTTATCTCCTCTTTCAACACTTAATCTCATCGCATGCATCTCAAAATCTGAAGATATTATACTATCATCTCGTATCTGAGCGTCATCTAAAGTTATCCCAACTTGTAAAAACTCAGAAACATAATTAGGAAATATTTTATGCCAAATCTTTGTCTGCTGAGCTGCTAGTACATCATTATCCTCAGGATAGGTGCGCATCTCATTAGAACCTATGATTGGATCTATCGTTAAATTATCAGCTGAATCAATATAAAAATTAACGCTTACTTCGCCGTCAGATGTCCTAGTAAATAAAAATTCCGCCATCTTACATCGAACATTAAAATCATCAGAAATAAATGGTGCAAAATCTTTTGTCCTAATTACTGGATAGTTCAACACTTCAACAAAGCCACCTCCAGGATAAACACCTGCTGCAGTACCGTCTATTGTAAATTGATTAGCATTAGGAACTGTTAATACCTGATATGTTGTTGTAGCATGACCAATCGGTGTTATGGTTACCCCAGTTAAAGCTTCAAACTTAATGTAATTTCCTATCTCAAGATTATGATTAGGACAAGTTACTAAATTGGCTGCTATAGCTGTTACAGACAATGATACGTCATTATCTCCAGATCCATCAAATAAATGAGTAAACCCTTGCTGATTGCCTGCTACTATTTGCAAATATGCAGCTTGGCCAACAGAAGCATTCCAAGGAACGTTCCAAGAAGACCAACTGCTATAAGGGAGTGTTGCCCATGTATAACTATTGGTTCGTTGAAAATAACCATAACAAGTAAACCTATCTCTAAAAAATGAATAAGAATTGTTTCTATAATTAAATGCTAATACTCGATTAGGAAAAGTCGGATCACCAACAAAAGAAGGATAAGTCCAATAAACCATTTCATTGTTAAAATCCCTTATTCCATAAACTCTATCATATCCATTATTTTGATTATTTATTTCTTGAGCAAAGTCTGGTATCTGAAGATTTATCTTTACTGTTCCGCCAACATTAGCAGAGTGTATACCTACATTGCCAACTGCTAGTAATCCTTCATCAAAAATAACACCGCTAAATGTGCTTTCAGAACCTAATTCAGTATTTATATTTTTCCATACAAATGGGAGAACCTCATTTCCAGTATATACAAATTCCCAAGTCGATCTTTCAAAAAATACTAATACTCTGTCTTTTATTATCTCTGCAGAAATTATATGCTCAGAAGTAGGAGCGTCAATGTAGCCGCCAGCGCCCACCACGTTGTCTAACCAAGATGTGGCTAAGGTAGTAGGGTCACCATTTTGAGACCACCTAGCCCTCTGAGGGTATTGAACACTGGCAGCTAAAGTCGCTCCTTCCCATGTGTTAAAGCACACTAACCTATTTTTAAAAGGAAGAATTATACGACATTGATGAAGCTCATTAACTCCATTGATAGTAGGTAAAAAAGCTGTCCAGGTAGCAGGACCTGCATTAGGATCATAATAATATATAGGATCTCCACCACCTACACCCTGATTAAAATTCGTAGCCCAAAAAAAGCTTTCAGAAGCTAATGTACCTCTATAATTGGTAGTCCAAAAAAACTGTGAATTATTACCATTCCAAGCAGTAGCTGCTGCAGACGGCAACTCTTCCCAACCACCTGGAAGAACATATCTGTAGGCATATACTTGGTCAAAAGCTACAGTCTGTTCAGCATTAGTAGCTTGTATCTCTCTAGTCCTTAAACCCATTACAGGAAAAGAAGGATAATAATTGAAAGTAACAGATATAGCGCCACCACCAACAGTAGGACCAGTATAATTAAGTACTATTTGACCTGTCGCATAATTTATCGTTCCAGCTACAGCTATACCCGCTACAGCTGTCATTACTCCATTTGTCGTTGCATCGTTCCATGTTCCAGCATCAGGTGCTCCGGTTGTTACAACTACGCTACCAGGTTGTATCTCAGCATTTGCCTCTGTAGCTCTTAAATTAATAGCTCCATCGTTTAATAAATCAACTATAGTATCTGTTACTACTCCTGCTCCAGTTACTTGAACCAACACAGTTGCGGCGAATACTCTTCTTAATCTCCCAAGATCTGTAAATCCTTCTCTTTTTTTTACTCTTCCTCTAAACACAAAAGCGTCTTCTAATGAAGAAAAAGCTTTCTCTGGTAATAAAAAAGAATCCGTATCCTTTCTTACTCCTTCGTCATAGGCGGCAACTAATAACTCAGGCATTCTAGACCCCTATTGCTATATAACTTCCATTAAATGCTGCAGCACTCCCTATTACTGTAAATCCCAAATTAGTAACAGTTCCATTTTGATAAGATACATATTTCGTAGTAGGAATTACATTATCCTCTCTGCCAAGAGTTACTATCGGTACTCCAACAAATGGTACTGCAAATGTTATAGCTAAAGACGCTGCTAATGTAGAATATGTTCCCCAATTGATTATCAGTCCCCATGGAGTAGTTACTCCATTATTCGTTCCAACTGTAGTTATTGCCAAATTAGTCATCTGCTGAACTAAATTAGCTCCAGCAACATTATCAAACTTCTCAAAAAAAAGTTCGCTGTCCCCAGCTACCGTTTTTATATATAAAGAACATTTAGGATCTGCTAAGCCAGGATCAGCTACAACACTGTTTATTGTTACTTGTTGATGTTCACCTTGATCTGCTCCTGCATTCAAAGCAATGTGGTCTGTGCTAAAATATGTGTTAATTAAATTAAAGTTTGTAAGCATCTGACCCTGAGATACTGATGGATCGTCTGCTGCTGCCGGTATAGCCGGGTTAAATGTCATAACTTCCTCTCTGTTAGTTAATTAAATGTTTACCCTGAATAAACAAAATTATTACCACTTCCATAACCGCTATAATCGTAAATCGTAGAAGCTCTTTGTGTTGAAAGCTGCTTTAATGTTCTTCGCTCAACAAGGCGCATTTGTTCATCAAAAATAGGTTGAATTTTTGATAAACTTTCTATGTCTAAATTGTCTATAAATATTTTCCTAGCAGCTCCAAGCGCTATTAAATTCCACCATTGCCTTACCTCTGGTTGATCCCCAGCTCCTAGCTCATCAGGACTATAATAAACTGTACACCATATCTCATAAGAAATGTCAGGGACTGGATAAAACGTTAAAGCATGATTTAAATATAGAACAGCTCTAGGCCTTCCTTCAGCAAAAGATAATGATTGTACAGTAATTAAATTTCCAGCAGGTATACCAGCATTCCATGTTAAACCTGCTACAGCTCCAGTATTTAAATTAATAGTACCACCAGCTAATACATCACCTGTTATCGTTCCAGCAGCATTACAATTAGCAACAACAGTATTACCACCAACATCAACAGCTGAGATAAATATACTATCATAAAGTAATGGTGTATTCGAAATCGTTCCCGTATATGGTCCAGCAGCTCCAGTACCTGTTGCTAGTGTCTGAGCTTCAAATGGATGAGGAAAATAACTCAAAAAAGCTCTGATATCTTGGAAAAATTGGATTTCTTGGCCTCCTACATAAAACGGAGGCTCTATATTTACATAAACATTTGAATCAACTAAATAATTCCATTCACCTGCAGTTAATACTCTATCTCCGCCAGGTGTTGTGGCAACTATAGGAGAAACAGAGGATCTCATATTCCAAGGTTTTAAATGAGCATTCATGTCGTAAACATAAAAATCATTTATATAATTATCCAAATCAGCATTAGAAAGCTGGTTTGCTGAAGGCCTACCAGTTATCCTTCTCACCTTCGCTCTTATTTGCTCTAATGTTCCTGTAACAGCCATACTTCCTCCTATGTTGCTACATTATCTATACTAGCACTTACGGGACAGCAATGAGCAACTGTTCCAGTGCCAGGAACTACAAATGGATCCATCCGTTGCGTGTCTAAATCACAAGTAAACGTTGTAGCACCAGTTACTGTAATTTTAGTCTCAACATAATCCAAATGCATTCCATATGTCAAAGGAACTACTAAACACACAACATCATCACTACTATATCCATGAGCTGCTAATGTAGTTACAGCTGCATTAATAGCATTTGTAATTGCAGTTATTGTATGCCTTTCTGGCTCAAAATCTGGATCTGACATAATTACATAAACTCTTTTGATAAAAATTGAAATCTCTGCCTATAAGAACCTACTTTAGGCATTTTCTTGCCTTCAGCGTCTACTAAATATTCATGCTTTTTAACTTTTGTCATATTATTTATATGTTTTGCTACGCCAATTGGAATTGTATATTCCTTTCCGTCTTCAAAATGATAACTTCTATATGGATCTTCTTTGTATTTCCTATATGTAAAATCTAAATCTCCACCAGGAACTTCGATATTTTTAAATATCCCTACAACCATTTGCGAATCTTCATCTCTCGCCTTTTCTCGAAGTTCTTCAGCCTTCTTCAACTCTTCTTTACTTCTTTTCCTTCTTGCTCCAGATGTATATTCCTTAACAAAACTCATAAATTCTCCTTTAATTTAAAGTAAGGGAAGAAATGTTCCCCCCTTACTAAAGCTATTTTTACACTGTATAATCTCGTGCAAATGCCATCCAATCCATAACGTTAGTATTAGCTCCTACAACGCCTGTATCAAGATACATGCCATAGTAGCCAACGTTATCAACTGAAGATGTAAGCTTAGTAGCTACTTCTCCAACATTGGTAACGTGAGGATGGGTTACACCAGCTGCCGCAACAGCCGATGTTGGATATGCAAATGCTGTAAATGCAGCTGAATTAATGTCAGTAGTAATAGTATTTGCTGTTACAGCAGTAATTGTTGCTTCTAAACCATCAATTTCTGGCATCCCAAAGTTTGCATCAGGATTGTGAATTACAATTCTGTCTCCAACAAGATAATTATGTAACACAGTTACACTTATTACAGCAGGATTCGCAGCAGTTATATTAGTAATCCATCTTCTAGATGGAGAATAATACTTCTGTGGAATAACCCTATAATCTGCATTAGTTGCTGCAGCAGCATAACCAGCACCAACAGCATAACCTAATGTAAAATTAACACCAGCTGTTACTGCTGTAACTGTAAAATCCAATCCAGCTATCTGAAGCATACCAGTTGTATTATACATTCTTACAATGTCGCCTACAGCTGGTGATGTGGCATCAGCAACTACGATCGGTGTAGCATTTGTTGCAGCAGTTCCAGTAGCAACCAATGCTCCAGGAGTTTGATCTGTTAAATCTACGAGTGTAAATCCCGCTCCTCCTGCTGCAATAGCTGTTCCTGTTAATGCACTACCTCCACCTTCTGTTAATGTGATAGCTTGGCCATCACCAAAACCATGGTACCATTCTGAACGAGTAACAGCTGTCGGAGCTGTTCCCCATGTAGAACGATTGGTTATAACAAAATAATGTGGTTGTCTTGGCAGTTCAATTGTGGTCGCAGCACCAGTAGAGGTGAAGTGACCTTGAGCGATCATCGCTAACGGTGTACTCATAACTCCCTCCTTATGCTAGTGTTGCTCTTAAATTAATAATCCAAGCATCGTTTGTGATACGTGTTGCATAAGCAAAACGGTATCCAGCTGTCTGTCTCAATTCACATGGGTCATCTCCCCATCCTGGTGGATGATATATGAATTGTGCAGAAGAGCCGTCGAGCTCAATATTACAGTAAGCTTCTTGTGCTGTTATAAACATGTTATAAACATCTGCACCAAGAAGTGATCCTGCAGCAGTGACTGATCCGCGTGAAGATAAAAAGAACCTGATGTTGCCAATTGATCCCCACTCAGATGATAAAGTACCAACTTCATTAGGATATTGTGCTTTATTGATAAAGCCTGCAACGTTTTCAAGTTGACCAATCATGTTGCTATCAGCTAAGCCGAAATAAGCATCACGAACAGGTCCTGTTCCAAATTTATTTTCTCCGCCAATCATTTCACTTATAAATTCACCATCATTATTTTGAAGGGTAGCTACAACGCCATCAACATCAGCTCTTACAACTTCTGTTGGATTGTCGCCGTTTACTCCAGCTACGCAATTAACAATTGATGCTGTTGCCTCAAGCATGTCTCTAATTAATTGATCTTCAGTCTCACGGAGAGATTGACCAAGTCTGGCAGCTGACTCATTCAATACTGGATCTTCATTAATTAAAGTAACTTCCTTCGTTATAACAACATATGTTGCATACCAATCAATGGTTGCATCAACATCTACTGCTGTTAGTAACTGAGAAGGAGGATTGTTCATAGCAGGGTTTACAGGTACAGGTGCCGTCTCTAATCTAGTATATCTTCTCATACGAAGAATATTTCCAGAATTTTCAGGCATGATATATGGAACCGCTGCTAAACGGTGAATCAATCTTGCTTGAGGAGTAGATAATAACTTTGCACTAAAACGCTGTTGTACTGGCGCCGGCAAAATTGCACTTGTTGTACTCATTTATCTAGACTCCATTATCGAACCTTTCTAGCTGACTGCATCATTTCTTTATATAAATCATCACGTGAAGCTTCAGACCACGCATTAGCATTCGAAAGAGGTCCTCTTTTACCTACAGAATTTACTGAAGCTGGCTTTGATAAATTTTCATTCATCTTTTCTTCGCCCTTATTTTGCTTCTTCTCTTGTGAAGGCAAAATAAACTTCTTCAATATCTTGTAAGTAGCTTCCCATGGATTTGGTGCATTAGCACAAGCAGCAGCAAGTCCAGGTTCGTCTGTTTCAAGTTTTTTTATATTTTCTTCTGTTAATACATCATCGAAATCAGAGAACTGTGCTTTTGTTTTATCAGGCAATGAAGCTTTTTCCTGCTTCTCTAACATTTCTTGAACTATTTTTTTAGCTTGTTTCTCAGATAATTTTTTAGCCTGATTAACAGTTAATATGTCATCTGGATCAAGTTTTTCTAGTTCATCATCTTCCACAGATTGCGTAGAAGCTTGTTTGCTTTCCATTGCCTTCTTCAGCTCCTTAATTTCGTTCTCAAGCATTAGGTTCTTTTTTTCAAAAGATTCAGTTTTTTCTCTAAGTTTAGCAAAATTATATTCTTTGCTTCCTTCTTTTGGCTTATTATCACCTTCTACTTGAGATTGGCTAACTTCCTCAGAATTAGCCTCAGGGACGGCGGTTTCCTGATCTTTTACGCCACTTGCTTCTTCTTCAGACATTTAGCCTCCTTTGGAACTGCGAATTCCTATTACGCTGAAGTATGTCATAACGCCGACAAGCGAATTTTAAATCGATACTAGTAAATTATTCATTTGATAGAAATATTTATTTTGTTGATAACTTGATTGAACTTGAATCATTTAAATCTAAGTTCTCTTGCTTTAAGTAAACTTTTATCCATTTTACTAAGTCTTTAGAGTATTTTTCTGGTGCCCTTAAAATATTTTTCATCTCTACTCTATGAGGTATTGACCATAGTAATTTTAGCTTTCCATTGACGTAATCATATTCCCAAAGATCCATACTTTCTCTCATATATTCTAATGGTTTATCCATAACACCATAAGATATTTTAATAGCTCTTCTGTCCCATCTCTCTTTATCTATTTTTACCATTATCCATAATTTGTTTTTCTTATATTTCTCGTGATTATCGATCGCTTTAAAAAGTCCTTTCATATAACTCTTTCCAGCTTCATTAGCTAAATCACCAGCAGCAATCGGATTCTCACATAGCTTAGCGTGCTCTTCTCTCGTGTCAAATAGCTTTTTTGACAATGATTCAGACATAAAAAACCTCTAAATTAATCACTTACAATTAAAATAGAGGCCAAAGTTAAAAAAGGAAAGACTAATTATATCTAGAATCGTAAGTAGGTTTGTAATAATCGTCTACAATGTCTTTTTTCGGAGAAACGAGACCTTGATATCTTGATTTATAATTACCTTTTTTTTGCTGCACGATTTCTTTTTCTGATCCTAATTCACCAGATTTTTTTATCTTTTTATAACCTTTCGATTGATAAGCAGTCATTTCTTTATAACCGCCTCCTTTTAAATCCTCTCGGCGCATAAACCACCTCTCGGCTTTGAATTTTGTTGTTTCAACTTATCCCTTACAATAAAGTAAAAGATAATTTTATCTTATGTCAGATCTTTTAAATTGTAAAAAGATTTTGATGCTCAGAAAAATTCTTATGCAAGTTAAGTAACTTCTTATTAATGTCTTTAATGTCTTTGAAAAGGACTACCTGTCGTTGCTCAAATATAAATAAATCTGATGAATCTAAAATCAAACTTAACTTCTCTAAATGCTTCTTAAGACGTTTAACGCTTTTTATAAAATCAGCCTCATAATTATCACTTTTGTCATAATCAAATATCTCGCCTTCATTTTCTTTGTTTATATAGATAACTGTGTCAGGTTGAACGCAACAGTTAAAAAAACACCTGCAACATCCATTGCAACTATCTTGAATATCAATTCTATTAGGTATGTCTCTAATATTAACAGCTGACATTATTCTTCTTTACTTGAAGGAGATAAATCTATCTCAAACCCTGTCATATCCTCAAATGCATCTTCTGCAATCTCTTCAAATACATTATCTTCTACGTAAACCTCACCAGCTGCCTTTACGGTATAATCTACAACAGGATTTTGATGACCTTTAATAATCCCGCAGCTAGAAAATAATAATAACACAAGAAGTAACGCTAAATATTTCATAATTTTATCCCTTTTGATCCTCTGTTTCTTCTAAAACACATTTAATAGAAACTATTTCTTTATTTGTCCCTATCTCCATTGTTACCTTAATTCTTCTATTTTTATCCTCGATCAATTGGCTTAAATTTAAAGCTGACTGGATTCTGCATAAACCAGATAATTTAAATATTCTGTTTATCGTTCCAATTGTCGGAATCGATATTTCTGTTACCTTTTTACATGTATGCAGTTCTACTTCAACAAGTGCATATGCTTTGTTAATATAATAATTTGGATGGACAGCTCTAGGAGATGGATATCTCCAAACTGGTACATCCAAATTTTTGTCTGACATTATTTTGCCTTCTTCTTCTTAGCAAAACCTTTCAATACCAAGGCTAATCTAGCACGTTTTCCTAGCTTCCCCTTTTTTTTGGCGGCCTTTTTAAGTTTTTTTACTGGTATGTCTTTTTTTTCTGGAATACCCATTTGTTTAGAGAGCGCACCCTTTTTCATTTTAATGGATTGTATCCACTTCTTAGTTGTCATTAGCTACTCCGCCTGTTATATGTTTTAAAATGAAATCCATTTTTAAAATATGTAAATTTTGCAGAAAACCCTTCAAGGTTTTTTACTGTCACAGAAATAGATATATTTATTGTTCTATTAAATGTCGATCAAAAGATGTAATAGGAAAACCTAGGTTGCATAAAGGAAAATTTCCTTACTATGAATGCATTAACGAAGAAAGAAAAATAGTTAAATACCATAGATATATACTAGAAAAACATCTCGGTAAAAAATTAGAAAATAATATTCATGTCCATCATATTGACGGAAATTCTTTAAATAATGAAATATCTAATTTGCAAATCTTGACTCCAAAAGAACATATAAAATTGCATCATGAAGTAATTAGTAAATTTAAATGTTTTTGGTGCGGGAAAGAATTCTTTAAGAATACGAGAAGAAAACGTAAATTTTGTTCTTTATCATGCTCATCAAAATATGGGAATTCATTAAAGAAAAAACATATTTAATCATAATTTCTTGTTTTTAGATTTTGATTTCTTTTTTGGTTCTTTGTCTTTATTAAATTTTTGAGAAAACAAATATATTTTTTTACAGGCCTTTTGAATCCA